TTATCCCGTCACCCGTAGTAATCTTGACAGGCAATAAAGCACTAAAGTCGTAAACCGTTAGATTCTTTTCTACCACCTCATAGTAATGAGCAAGATATACATCACGCTGATTATCACCGTTTACTTTTTCAGATCCCCAATATGAAGTGGGATTCATAAATGAGACGATATCAACGCCGTACTCTTCTTCAAGCTCGCGTCGATTGGTGCGGATTAAGTGCCAACCTCTTTTAGCATCACTCTTATCTTTTCTGATAGAGCCAGCATTAAAGAAAACTGATTGACAAGCATCGAATATAATCTCTGTGCACAAATATTGCTTTTCAGGATCGGGATTCTCTTCATCCTCGTACTTGGCTACCAACTTAGTACAACCAAAACCACCGACCGCCGCTTCCATTGTTGCAATTTCGCTAGCCTCGACACCATCGCTAGTTTGGAAGTCGTTGCGCCATCTCTTCTGCAATAGGTCTGCCGCTTCGTCGGTTGCATCATCTGAGTTGGAAACAATAATGGCGTTTAACTCCATATCGTTAATGCTGCCGATAGTCCTATTAATTGACCGCCATAGTTTATTGAATTCTGGCTTTGGTTTGTTTTTAAATTGCTTTCCATGCGACCCGCTCCACCATGCGCCTTTTTCGAAAAAGCGTTTTTTATCCTTATGGCAAGCATCACGCATATCTGTATCACTTGATGCGTGTCTAAATTCTATGCACATGTTTTCATGGTCTAACATTTTCTAATCACCAATAGTTTACTTGTGGTTGACAAATAGAATCTAAATCGTAGTTCTCTTGAACTAAGTCTATGTGTAATCTTTCACTCATCATAACAGTATCCGCAAGGTTTGGCGAACGCACCTTAAATTTACTTCTCATTTCGGCTTTGGTATACATTTCAAATATAGTACTTGGCTTAATAGGCAGTCGACAAAGTTCAGACCTTAACCCAGTTAAGTTTTCGCACTCAGAACTAAATGAAATTAGCATAGAAGGATCACACATTACGCCCTTTTCAACTGCCTGGTATGTTCTGAATACCCTATCTCTTAGCGATAAGTAACACTGAGCACGTAAATTTTTACATATCTCTTTGTTGGTCTTTTCGCTCTGGATATTCTGAGCGCCTGAAGGCTCATGAATCATATCTGGATTATCAACCGAACTACCGCCGTTAAATTGATGGGCAACCATGCTTTTACCCTCTAGTGCCGCGTTAACATCACGCTTGAGAGTTACGCCCATTCCGCCCACATCCCATTCGTATTGATCGGCCCCTTCATTAATTGCAATACCAAGAGCCCAGTCGCTACCCTCATTCACATCTATATCGCTACGTTGAACAACATTGGTTATTACATTGCCTTTTCGAACACAAACGGCTTTAGGGTCAGGACCAAGATCTGAAGGGTCATGAGTAACTTTCACTACACCATAAGGTTTAAACCCTAGCTTTTCGTGAGCATCAATACAAGCATCAAACCATTCAGCTTTAATTAGTGCATTCTCGATCTCATCATTGAATCCACCTTCCCAAATCCAGTCGTATGTAGTCCTAGGCAAGTTAGCCATATCAAACTGTCTTTCTTGCTCAAGCCCTGATTCATCAAACCAAGGATTATCTGACCAGTTCATTTTGATGATCAAATGCATATCATCTTCATAGATACCATTCGCGTCTAGCTCGCTTTTAAAAGGCACTATGAAACGCTGACTAAATGGGTCCTCACTTGATGCAGGGTTAGCGCAAAATGTCATAGACACGGCTGACACGTCAACTTCATCTGTATCAATTTCTTTTAGTTTACCTGGTAAGCCTTTCTTGGGTTTTTTACGTGCTGTAGGCGTTAACACCCTGAGTGATTTTTCAGATAGGAATTGCGCTTCCTCTATCCACCAGTCGAGAAAGCCGAAAGCAGACTTAACAGATTCAGGATTGCGCGACAAACCCATAAAGCGGGCCATTGATTTATTATGAGTAAATTTGATCGCCTTGTCTGTTATATCGCAATTATCAAGCTCTAATCTCTTAATCTCATCACTAATCAAAGCATGGACAGAGTCAGCAATAGAGGCTTGGAACTCACGAATACACATCAAGTTACGGCCCATATCATGCATCATGATTGAACCGTGTCCACCTTTACCCAGTGACTTACCCGAGCCACGACCGCCGATAAGAATGTTAAATCTCTTTGGCCTAGTGAATAACGGCTCTAAACACTCAGCAAAAAACGCGGTAGGCTCCTTTATTGTAGGAACCCATTCACCATTGCTTAAGTGGTAGCACTTGGTTAAATCCTTTGTCTTTGGACTTACAAAGCCGATCACCGTCGACTCGTAACTACCAGAATTGAATGAAGCTCTATCTTCTAGACTCTTGATACGGTTAAGCCTACTACTCATCTTCTTGAGCCTCCAGAGCCTTGATTCTATCTTCCAGGTCTGTAACTTCCTTAATTTTGAGCACCCCACCAATTGCATTAATTAGCGATATTCCAACATCGGGCGGTAAGTCACCATTACTGATTGCATCCAGTACTTGTGAAGCCTGCTCATCGAGTGGCGCTTTCATATCTAAATAAAAGTTGACTCGCTCCATTGAGGAACGTGGAGTTGGGGAGATTTTATCAAGTAGGCTTTTGAGTAAAGATGCAGAATCTTTATCATCGTCACACAATGCACGATCTAAAATGTGTCCGAAAAATGCTTTCTCGCAATCGTCATTAGTGCTATCCGCATTCATGCTTAGCTTTGATTTCTCTCTAATTACTTCTAATAAAAGAGTTTTCTTAGACTTCCCTCGTCTCTTGCTTGGCTGGTTCTCCTTGCCGAATGTAGTTTTAGACCTAGCCATAGTCGTATTGTACCCGTAAATTAAACACACATTGATTATACATCATTGCGCGATAATTCAAAGAATCAGGATTACGGGCAATAAAAAACCCTCCTAAGAGGGTTAGTTTTTAATCTTTAATTTTTATATGTATGCCCAATACTCAACAATTAAATGCGAGCCATGAGCACAAAGAAAGTCCCAACAAAAATTTAAATTCCCAAAACACCACTCGTTACCACTCTCAAGCCACCCTGTAACATAACCCTTATTATTATCAAGCTGTATTAATACTACAACTCCTTGGTCTGGCAAATCTTCACTTGCTTTCACCCAATCCATAATTCACCCCACTCTCTCTGCTATTCTATTTAATGCATCGGTTATGTTAAACCCGCACGCCTTCACATCACCATCGGCTAAATCAAACTGACCTTTGTAATTCTCAGCATAATTACCATCTTTATCGCAGTAAACCCATGACTCCTTATGGCCAAGAAAACCACAACCACCAGAAACCATAACAGTCCTCTCATTGCCATTATCATTTTTTATTCTCACAGCACTTTGCTCATTAATGGTAAATACCACCTTGTAGGGCTTATTTCTTGTAAAAAAATCACTTAAGCAATTATCACCACTAAACTTAACATACCTTTTCATATCTCACTCCTAACGAATACAAATCTCAATCAAAGCCCAGGGCACTGAAATAGCAAGGCTCATTACTAGGCCAATTGCAACATCAATCATGTAGTTCATTTTAAGACTCCACCTTGCGGTAAATTTCTGTTGAACCACCAAGGCAAACTATACCTTCAATTTTATCTATACTTCTCTCGCAAATAAATTTATCACCATCAAAATAACAAGGTCGCTTACTTGTAAAAATATAGAGAGTTTCACCGTCTAACATTGCTCTAAATGCGTCATTGGCATCACCTTTAAACTTCACATACTCAGACTCTTTTTTGATTCTAAATTTAACATTTTTGCGCATAAAGCTAGCAAATGGGCTCCATTCGTATGTGGTAAACTTTGGGTAATACCCCCAACTAGAACTTTGAATTGAACCCTTAAACTCGACATTTCCATCATTAAGCCAGTGCAGGCACTCTTTTCCATTATTCTTATGGCAAAGATAGTAATCTCTATCATCACTCCAAGAAGGATTATTCAGTGCAATCCACCACTTA